TGCTGTTCCAGTAGTTGCTCTAGTGCAGGTGAGTAGATTAGTGATAGCAATGCTTGAGCCATCTTTCATGGCACGGTTATTAGTAAAGTCTATAGACATAGTAGCGCCCTCTTGCCACCAAGCCCCAGCTTGAGTAACTGGCGCACCGCCCTTAGCTACTTCCGTAAATGGAGCGCCACCTTTAGCAACAACAGTTACAAGAGTGCCATCTTTTTCAACAAACGTAATTGGCGTTGCGTTATTAACTAATGTGATCGGTATTGACATCTATAACCTCTTTTTCTATCTCTATCCCAGCTTTTGCTAATTCAGCTTTGAGTTTCTCAATCTGTAAAGCGCCTATATCCATATCTTGTTGATGTTTTTGCTCTTGAGCAATTAATTTATCTTGAGCAATTTGTGACTGAATAATTGCAAGCGCCTTTTTGTTTTCAACTTCAATCTGATTAAGAGCCGCATCCGCTTGGATTTGCTGTTGTTTTTTTTGCGCTTCAATTTGGTCAGATTGGGCTTTTGATTCTGTTTCTTGCATTGTTGCAGCGGCATCAGCTTCAAGCTTCTTAGCTTCGCTTTGAGCTTTAATAGCGTCAGGATTGGGTTGCTCTGGTTTAGGTTGCGATGCAGCTTGTTTAATTTTATCCGCGAATTCTTCTATTACTATCTGCAGTTCTCGACCAGCTCTAAATTGATTTCCCACGAACTTAAGCATTTCAGCGGATAAAGGCGCTATGTCTGGCACTTGCTGAACTAAAGGCACAACTTGCTGCATAAAGCCACCGACCGCTGTAATAAATTCGGTTGCTCTTTGTTTTTGAGCATTCTCATCAGGTGCAATGGTTGAATCTGTTTCAATATCAAGCACAAATGGGCGCATTCTCTCATCTCGTAAAAATGCAACAACCTTTTCGGCTGTAATAGTTTCGCTTAATTGTTCAATCCTCTGATTAGCCTGTTCTATAATCTCTTTAGCCTTATCAGGGTTTTGTTGTGCTAGTTGCTGTAATTGAGGGTCTTGCTGTGCTGCTTCTAACTCAGTCGTTATTTCATTGATTTGTTTATCAATATCAGCTTGAAGCGGCAATTCCATTTGCGACATATCCATAAGCGTCTTTTGCTGGAAATTCTCAGCCATTATTTCAGCGCTTATTCTAGTCATATCACGAGCTATTCTTATCAATTCGTTCTGGCGGTCTTTAATTCTAACCGAACCATATTGGCTCTTGAGTTGTTGCGCTCCGAGTGTTTCACTTGCAACCGTTGAACCCCTCATAATATCAGATAGCCCAGTGATTTGATAAACATCATCAATTAACTGCCTACGTAAATTAAGCAAATCTGCTATTGTTTTAGCTACCATATCGAGCGGTAGCCATAAAACCATGTCTTTAGCATTTCCTCCGCCAAGTGAGTTCCAATCAGCTACTCCAATAAGTATTTGGCGATTATCTGTCGTTTGCATTGCGGATTCTATAGCATCTCCAATCTCACCAGAACCAGATGGATAAAAACCACGTAACTTAAGGCTTTCAGTTAATGAGCTAATGCGTGCGGTTAATTCGTTTATTTCTTCAATTTGATCTTTGTAATACATGAAGTCAGGAATAGGAATTAGAGTATTACGTTGAACAGTTGAATAAACAGGGCGAGGGCATGGGAAAAAGCCTTCGAGGTCTAAATGCGGCTCACCCTCATCAAGAACCTTGTCAACAGCTTCATTAACCCAAACAACTTTGTTTTTGGATTTGCACCACAATTCCCAAACACCAGCCTTTTCGGTGACGTCATTCACATCGTCATCATCTTTTCGGCGAGTATAAGCAGCGTCCTGATAGGCATCTTTTGATTTACTATAAAACCTTGCTCGCATTTCTTTTTTTGTTAACCAAGCCCTACGAGCTACCCAATCAACCTCTGACCAAATCCTAGCTGGGTCATGAGCAAAATCTTTGCGGTTGATATTATCAAATCTTACTCTCTCAGATAGATTGGCACTATCGCTAGCAGTTTCATAACGTAACCAATTAACGCCTCTAGCACTAATTATTAAATCATCACGAATAATCCGCAAACCTGAATCAATATCCTCGGCATCGAAGGTGGAAATAACTGATCTTTCAAGCAATTCTGATGCAATTCTAGGTAATTGTTTTTGATCTTTGAATCTCGGTGTTACAACTGGAACAGGAGGGCGGGCATACACTGATGGCCCTAAGACTTGGATATTAGCCCAGAATATTTGAAACTCTCTATCCCGTATGCCAGATGATAGCCTTTCCATGCTAGAATATTGTTTATCAATATTATCACATCGCTCGTTATAATTTGTTCCAATAGCTTTATCATAGCCCTTAAGCATTTTTAACCAACCCGATGAAGATTTCGGCTCTTTAGCTTCTTCGTAATCAACATCAACATCATTATTCATATTATAATCCTTGTTCCGCTTGGATGCTCTGGTGGCATTGGTAATTGTAAATGACCTTTAGGGATTTTGTTACTGTTATCTGGTAAATCATCTTTTTTACCTTTTTGCATTCTGTCAATAAGTTGACCGATTAAACCCAATGCGTCAACCTGATCATCATTTACACCTACAGGAAAACTCATCATTTCGCTAATTAAATCTGCTTTGAAAGGTGCATCATTCAAAATATACAATCCATTCATTGCTATTCTACCCCTGATTGATTGCGCTCTAATAGACTTATCCCCTCTCGTTGGGAACTGCTCACGATAAACAAAACTTTCTCTTTCAATCATTCTTTTTGTCAGGAATGGCCCTACCCCCGATTTAATTTGCCCCGCTTCTTCAGCCCAACCTATAGGCTTCCACTTATCAACTAAATTACAAAATGCCTCGACCCAAACATCAGAAGAGGTTTGACCTCTCCATAAATCTAATAAATAAGGTCTGTTGTCAGGGTCAATACCTACCACAATATGAACTGTGAAGTCACCGCCTTTTGACGTGACTGCATAATCAGAACCTGCATATATTTTTAAATTTTGACGCTTAGGAAGCTCGGTTACACCACGAATCCAATCTCGTTTAAAATAATCGCCTGTTTCTGGTGAAGGCCTTTGTTGATAAAGCGCTGACCAATCCCTATCTCCAACAGCCATTTTTATTTTCTTAAGTGTTTCTATAGAGTATTGGCTCGGCCAAAGAGCCTCATTATTATCATTGATAGCTGGCAGATTTAGCACCTCCCAATTTTCATGCTTATGCTCATCCAGCAACCACCCAGTTAAATCGGCTTCATGCCATCTAGTTTGAATAATAACAATCGCGCCATCTGGCATCAGCCTTGTATAAGCAGTAGATGTATACCAGTCCTTTATTCTTTTTCTCATCACCTCTGACTCTGCTTCTTCACGGTTTTTTATAGGGTCATCAATCAGGAGCAGGTGCGCACCACGCCCAGTTAATGGGCCGCCAACGCCAACTGCATAAAAAGCACCTCGTAAGGACATATCATGTTCAAACCCCCCAGAAACACCCTCAACATGAAACCGCTTTGCGCTTTTACTGTCACCAGATAGTTTTACTCCAGGGAAGATTGATTGGTATGCGTCATCTTCAATCTGATTTTTAACTTTACGTCCAAAATCATCGGCTAATTCTTGTGAATATGTTGCTGTGACAACGTAATGATTAGGATTTCGTCCCAGATACCATGCGGGAAAATATTCACTCGCTAGCATTGATTTGCCATGACGCGGTGGCATTGTTATTATGAGCCGTTTTATTTCGCCACGCTCAACTGCTTCAAGTTTTCGAGCAATTAGCCGATGATGAGGAGCATCAATATATAACGGCCATTGATATGCGCTATAAGCAATTAACCTTGAAAAAGCATAATCTTCAGGTGTCGGCTCGTTTTGCTGCTGCAATTGTAGCGTCCCTTTGTATCTTAGTTAAAATAGGCCCACCGTCTTTGCCAGTGTGTTCGTTCATAACCTTGTCGCCATAACGCAATGAGTGCATTTTAGAAGCTTTCCATTTACGAGCGTCTATTTGCAATCTTGCTAACCCTGCATCTGTGGCCGTATCGGCAATTTCAATTATTTCATCGGCATAAAAATCAGCTTGCTCCTCTCTTGCTTTTATGTATTGGGCAAGAAAATCTAGTTTTGATTCATCTCTTAGCCATGTATTTACAGTTTGTTTTGAAGGCATGTTTTCTGATCTACAAACTTCCCTCAGGCTTTTGCCATTGGCAATAGAGGTGCATATCTTGTTTACTAATGCTTTTGAATATACTGAAGGCCTGCCTTTTTTGGCTTTTGCCATTATATTACCTTTTATATAAACTAGTTAGCTCCCTAAGACAGCCCCCGCCCTAATCAAAGAGCGAGGGCTTAGGAGGAAGAACTAATGAACAATAACGTAAATTGTGAGTACTTTCCGCTATTATAGTTAATAATACCAAAAATTTAGATTATTGCAACTTATTTTATAAATAATTCACTTTTATTCAAATTAACGCTTGACATTATGACAATCTGTCACTGTATTAAAGGTATAGAAACAAAGGAGAACTAAAATGATACACCAGAAAAAACTGCAACAGCTAATTGAAGAATATATATCACTTGAACAGCAGGCAGAGCGCATAAAAGAAAAATGTGGATTCTCCGATAATGGTAATGTTCCTCAACCATTAAGGGTTGCTAATGACAACATTCACAAGGCAATTGATCTGCAATTTGTAGCAATTAAGGAATTTGTAGATGTTGACTTGGGTATATATTTAATAAATATATATTCTCAATATGGACGTGGCAGGTTAATAGATGAAATTAAAACCACACTCAATGTAGTAGGCGCAAAATGACCCCTCAACAAATCAGACAAGCCCAGCAAGAGTTGGGTTTGTCAACTAAGCAATTAGCTAAAATGCTAGGCTTCTCGAATGGGAGTTGCCTAGCTAGGCTTAAAATTATTGACCAAAACAAACCATCAGCGGCTTCCATCACTCCATGTAGAGCGAGGTTGCTGATTGCCTATCTTGAGGGCTATCGCCCTGATGATTGGGGGAATTGATTTAGTCAAATTAAAATAAAAGGCGGCGCTCATATTCTTAAATTAGCTTGTGAGTGGCTCTTGCATTTGGATCAAAACCCAGTTACGAAATAATCAATATGACCGTCACCTCTTTGTTTTAACATACGTGGCGGTTTTCTTATTTAACTTTCTTTTTTTGAAAACGCATTCTCATAATAAAACATTTTAAGAGCCTCAATAGAGCCGAGCATTGCGCTACTATCATTGTTAGCGCTATAAATATGACCGATGCCGCCGTCATCATGAATCTTAGCTATAGCAACACCCATAACATTACCAGTCTTTGCTTTCTCAAGCGTCTCTTCCAAAACCTCAATAACAGTTTCGTTAATATTTTTGGTTATATTAACTACATTTAGTTTGATTGGGTTTGTCATGCTTTATTCTCCAAATTAACCCCTGCCTTTTGTTAAACCGCTGGCAGGGAAGCGACGGGAGGGTGTAAATGAATAACACCTTAACAATATTTATTATTCTATTTTATTTTTGTGTTTCTTGCAATGCCACCTGCCTAGATTTTTCTTTGCTAACTCGATATTACCTTTTTCTAAATTACTTACTGCCAGTCTTAAATTAACACCGTCCCCAAAACTTGCATTTTTGTCGCCGCGAACCTCACACTTGTGAAGCAACATATTCTTAATTATAGCGGATGGCATTCTAAACCCCCATTGCTGGCATTGCTTTTAGCGCCTGATAGCCGCACCCCATACCATCAAAAAGCGAAATAACTTTCACCTATTATCACCCCTCATCAAATAACTTAATGAATTACCCAGCCCATAAAGCATAACAGCCCTATTGTCATTCTGACTAAATACATCAATATCAATATTAACCTTAGGTTGGGCTGACCTCTTGGCTCTTGAGCGGTTGATGGTTATTAACTCTAATAATGCTTTAACTAACATTTTTATGCGCCTTTTTTACACTTGATATGCTTTTCTTTGGCTTTTTTGGAAGTGTTAAATCAATTGCCTGTTGCTCAATTTCTCTAGTTTGGATAGCTGCCACCCCAATAACAGCTATCTCCTTCGCCTTCGAATTTATATCAGCTATAGTTTGGTCTATCCTCGCTTGGATCAACTCCATATCCCCCTGCAATTTAACCAGATCATTGTTTAAAGCTATATGCTGCTCATTCAGTTGCTCGTGGAGCAACTCAAATGTTTCAACTGTATGTTTTGCTGAAATAGTATGCTTTGGTCGATGTAGCTTAGCTTGTAACTCTTCATTAAGTTTATTTGTTGCGGTTGGTAATTTTTCTATATTATTCATTTTGTCTTCCTTTTTAATATGGTTTTCGTAGCTATTTTATTATGACCCTTACAATAGATTTTATTTTCTTCTACTGCATTGCCACAAAATAAATATGGCGGCTTGTTACCCCAAAGTGGAAATCTGCAATCACCATCTTTAACGTCCAAAATATCAACTGGGGCTGGCGATACAATTGCAGTTTTTGTTTTTTTGAATTGCTTTGGCTTGTCCGCTGGACGTTTTTTTATTGAGCCTTTGACTGAAACAAGCTTTGGCTTTGGTTTGTATTTTGGCTTTGCTGTTTTCTTCCTTCTTACTTTTTTAGGGAAAGCTATACCACGGCGGGCGCACCAACCCGCGACTACATTTCTAGAAATACGACCGTCTTTCCCTCTTGCTTGCAATTCAGCGGCAACCATAGCAGTAGAATAATCTAATGCAATTAGCCGCTTTACTTCGGTTATTCGCTCGGATTCATTTAATTCTTTCCAAACCTTCATAGCATTAACTTTGAGCGCTCAAATCGCTCATGATCTAATTTATCATTATAAGCGTCAAATGCTTCATGAATACTATCTACTAGTAATTCTTGAAAAGCGCCATTTAAGCTCAATACTGCATCATTAGCACTGTCAAAGCCGCCTAAGCCCATGTGTTTATCAAACCATAGCGTTGCGGCTTGCTCTGAGACGTTTTGCATGGTTTCTTCACCATCAAGGCAGATGTATAATACATATTCAACACCATCAACCTCATTAACCAACTCTACAATAGCATCTAAAGACTGCTCTTTATAAACCTCATTGTCAGTTGAGATCAATAAGTAAAATTCTTTGTTACTCATAGCCCCTCACCCTCTTCACAGTCTATTTCTATTTTAACGATTGCAATGCGAGCGTATCCACAATTTCTTATTGCATCTTCTTTTGATGCGTAAATCTCTCCAGCAAGGAAATGGTTTTCTGGGTAAATAGCGACCCAAAGTTCTCGTTTAATGCGAGGCTTTACTTCTATTAAGTCTAATTCATCGACAAAACCACACTCATTACCATCTTTAGACCAAGAGCAATAAATCCAATTCTCATCATCTCTTTTAACCTCCCCGATTACAGGAAAAAATTTACGCCTTCCATCTACTGTAAATATATTAACCTCGCTTCCATCTCTGGTACGATAGGTCTTATCCATCGAAATTAAATCATTGACGGGCTTATCATTTTCATTTATTTTAGATTTTGACATTAGCAAATTCTCCTTTGTTGTTATTGCTGGTGTTAAGGCGGGTTGAGCGATGGTAACGCTCCCCGCCATTTTTATTGCATTTTAATCAATAAAAGTCAATCTCAAAAACCTACCAAACCTCTCTGCCCAATAGTTAGGTGATTCACCAGTTATAGTTGTTATAATATTTATTGCTAGGCTAGTGTCTAGTATTTTTAGAACTGCCACAAACACTAAACATATCACAAGGAATTTAACTGTCTTATCCATTTCCTGCTTCTACTCATTTTGAAGTATGATTGAGCCTTCATTCTTAAATATTTTCTGATGCGAACGCAATGTCACGTGCCTTCTCAGGATTAGGAACATCAAATAGCATAGCATAGCTAATATCGAACGCACTTCGTGTGCTATCCTCTTCCCAAGCATCAACATACGCTGGATCTTCGTGAGTTAGCTTCCTGATTTGCGAAAACCCAAGAGACTTCACCGTAATAAATGCTTCTTCTAGAAACTCAACATCGCTTGGTGAAAGCACATTGCAATCATAGTCACGAGTATGATTAGAATAATTAAAAATACTTTGCTCAGCTTTATTGCGTGACCATGGGTAATTATGTCTTTTTGGATCACCTTTTAGAATATCATATGTAGTTGATGGCACTGGCCCATGCGCCATTGCTACATAGTGGTCAAAAGTAATCGGCCTGCCATACTCATTGAGATGCCTTCTATCAGCCAAAAAAACTGACTTTACCAAATCATACTGACTAGCTGATTTTTTAAGCCTGTCTGCCTCTGAAATCAAAACGATAATTGATTCAATAATACGATTTTTGCTAGGCTTTACCTTAACAACAAGAGCTTTCTTACGCATCACGCCCACCTCGCTTCTGCCGCTTTTCGTGCTATTTCGCTTCGCTGTTCTTTCGTTAGCGCCTTCGCACGTGCTTTTGCCCCTGCCAAACCGCTTTTGCGCTTGGCTGGTTGCTTTAATGTTG